AAAAATTAGTTCCTGTGCTTGTTTCTGCATGTATTGAATAATTAGAACTTGTTGAATCAACCCCTCTTACATTTAATCTAATATTAGAATAACCATCTGTAAATCCTATTGTAGTATTCCCATCAGACCTAATACGCATTCTTTCTGCTCCACCTGTAAAAAATCTACCTGCTCCACTTGAAAAAGTTATAGCTGAATCTGTTGGAGTTAATGCTAAATCCCCACCCATATTTACACTACTTGAGAATGTAGCAGCACCAGTAGAAGCTAATATTAAAGCACCATTTGAAACTGAAACACCATCACTTGCAGTGCTTTCTATTAATGGTATGTTTGCAGTATTAGCAACGTTTCTTGCTCTAATAGCTACTTGAGTGCCTAATCTTAAACCACCACTTGTAGCAGCAGTTGTACCAACAACTAAAAAGTCAGCTTGTACACTACTTGAGAATGTAGCACTTGTACCACTTATTGGGTTACCAAATACATTATTAGTACCATTCCATTGGTATCTAATGTTACCTGCTCCGTCTGCTAAGACAATGTTGTTTGACATTCCAGCAGTACCAACATAACCACCAATAATTGTGTTGTTTGAACCTGTTGTTATAGATGTAGCTGAATTATAACCAATAGCAATGTTATTACCTCCTGTTGTATTAGAGTATAAAGCACCAACTCCTATTGATGTATTACTTGTTCCAATAGTTGTATTTCTAAGTGATTCATTTCCTATTGCAATGTTATTATCACCTAATGTTATATTTAAACCAGATTGCCTTCCAATAGCAGTATTATTAGAGCCTGTTGTAAGATAATATAAAGCAGATGAACCTAACGCAGTATTATATTGTCCTATTGTATTTAACTTTAAAGCAGAATGACCAAGACCTGTATTTTCATTACCTGTTGTATTAGCACTTAAAGAATCAAATCCTATTGTAGTGTTATGAATACCTGTCGTATTAGAAGATAAACTACTATACCCAACCGCAGTATTAGAATTACCTGTTGTATTATTTAGTAAAGAATAAGAACCCAAAGCGCTATTATATGAGCCTGTTGTATTTAAATTTAATGAAGAAATACCCATTGCAATATTATTATTTCCAGTAGTATTGTTTTGTAGTGCAGTATGTCCAATACCTGTATTAGCAACTCCATTTGTATTTAATTGCATTGCTTGGCAACCAATAGCTGTATTTTGATTTCCATTATTATTTTGCAATGTAGTTTGTCCAACTCCAACATTTGAACCACCTGTTGTATTTAACTTTAAAGAATCTATTCCAATAGCTACATTTGAAGCTCCAGTTGTATTTGCATTTAAAGCATCTGAACCTAAAACAGTATTTGTATTTATTGAACCACTACCTCTACCGACTCTAACACTATTAACTGTAATATCACTTGAGAAAGTTGTAGCACCTGTAAAGGTTTGTGTCCCGCTTAGTAAAGCTATTGTACCACTTGCATCAGGAAATTCAAATGTTCTTATACTTGTATTTGTTAAGTTAGTTACATTTAATAAAATTGTTTTATAATCTGAAACTGTTGCACCTCCATAATATATTTGTAATGAATTTGCACTTTTTGCTCCAATAGAATTATATCCAATTCCTGTTGCTACTGTTGTAGCATTTTGTTTTAAATTTAAGCAACCGCCAGCAGCAACTGTACCATTAACAATTAAAGCATTTGAACTTAAATTATATATGCCTATATCTACCCCACCTGTTGCACCTGTATATGGAACATAAGAAGATAAATCACTTGTTAAAGCTAAAGTTCCAGTTGCATCTGGTAGGGTATAAGTTCTTTCAGTATTATTAGTTATTGAACCTAATTGAAATATTGCAGTTTTAGAATTATTAGAACCAGCATCAGAAAGATATATATATTTTGTTCCGTCTGCCGATATTGAATTTGAACCTGCTAAAGTACCATAAGGTACTATACCTTGTTTTAAATATAAATAACCGCCTTGAGTACCGTTACCTTGTGCATAAAAACTATTTGCAGTAACTCCAGCAGCAGTTAAATTGTAAATACCTAAATCTACATTTGCAGTTGCTCCTGTGTAAGGAACTTTGTTATTAAACGTACTCCAATCAGTTGAACTTAACTTACCAGTATTTGCAGCCGAAGCAACAGGTAGGTTAAAAGTATGAGTAGCTACGCTTGAAGATATTGCGAAGTCAGTTCCACTTGTGCCTGTCTGAAAGAATTGTACTTGTCTTGTTAAACTATTTAATGTAGTCAAACCCTTAGAGAAAGTTGTAACCACTTGGCACAAATGATTGTTCTCAGTATGTAAAGTAACAGTTCTACCATCTACGTTTACAAATATTCTAACTGCTATTCTATCCGTTATAGTTAAAACCGAAGTAGCAACAGGAATAGCAAAGTAATAAGGGCTTAATGTAGTTCCATTAGTTAAATACTCAGGAACACTTACACTGCTACCTAATAAGGTAAAAGTTGTTCCGTCATACTTATAGACTTCTGCATAAACATAAGGATTATGAGCATTAGAGTTTACACTAAAATAAAACTCACAATTAAAGTTACCAGCAGGTACTTCTAATAAAGCAGGGTCATTAGCATCCGTTAAATAATTTGCTATGTAACCATCAGCCGAAATACTAACATCAGTTCCAGCACCACTAATAGGAACTTTACTTAATTGTTTATAAGCAACCCCACCTATTGTACCTTGACTTACACTTGTATTAAGATAATAAGAAACCGAACTACCTCCACCTGTTGATGTAGGAAAATCAGCTAAAGTACCATCTCCTCTAACATATTGAGAAGCATCACCATCTAAGGCAGTTATTACACCACTATTAGCCACTACTGGACCTTGTATGCTCCTAATTTTTGCTGCTCCTGATATTTGTAATTGATTGCTCATATTAATTATTGAAAAATTCCACGAATAAACTCATCTGATTCTAATGCCCTTCCAAAAGTAACCACACCACTTGCACTTGTAAACTTAATTTGGTCGTTTGTAGGAGTTCCTGTTGTAAGTATCTCTCTTACCTCTACACCACCTCTTGTAAAGCCTAGACAAGTCTTTCCTATCATATCTGCATAAGTAATAGTAGTTTCTCCACCTGCTGCCGTTGAAGATTTCATATACACTTGACCACTTGAAGTTACTATCACACCATTTTGATTTATTGATACTCCTGAAGTTGTATAAGCACCTGAACCTTGTAAACCTACTGAATAAGTACCTATGTCCTTATAAGGAGCATTGATTTGTAAACTCGTAAGATTACAATTTCCACCTATAATTACCAATCCATCTACCCCATTGTCAATAGCAAATTTAATCGCTATTTGTGTTCTATTTTGTTGCGTTTGCAATAAGTATAAATAACCATAGTTTTCTAATGTTATTAATCCATCGCAATTCACACTCCAATTAGCTATGTCGTTCTTAAATTCACGATACCAAGCACTCGTTTGAGATGTTACTTCTTTTTGGTCCACATTAACCGAGAAAGAACAATTTGTTGAACAAGCAAAAGGAATATCCGTTGGTATTGTAGTTGTTACCTTAGAAACATTAGTTCCTTGAGTGTAAAAAGTAATATCTCTTGCAGCTACATTTAAAGGGTAAACAGTTATTGCTATTCTATCAGTTACACCAAGTGCAGTAGATGGGAATGTCAATGAAGTGCTATATAAAGTCTTGCTAATTGAAGTTAGAACAGTAGTAGAACTTGTTGCTATCGTTGTAAATGTAGTTCCATCATACTTAGATACCACAAAGTAAAAAGATGGACTAGATGTTAAATCTGTTGTAATAGATACATAAGAATTAAAAGTCCAAGTCCCAGCAAGGATAGAAGTCATATTAGGCTTATTAGCATCTGTAATAAACCTAGCTATAACATTATTTCCTGTTGCAGTAAAGTTTACACTAGCACCTACATTTTCAGTAGAACTTAATTCATAGTAAGTATTACCACTTATTGTGCCTTGTGAAACACCACCATTTAGATAGAATACTCCATTGGGATTTTGCCAATAGAGAATCATATTATTACCTTGTACTTTATCTGCCATATTGCAAAGTTAAACTATATTAATATTAAATTGTGCTATCCAAAATGGACCAAGTTGACCTGTATCTGTTATGTAATTTGGAATGATAAATGCCGTTATTTCAGCAAAACTTACCTCAATAAGTTGAACTGAGTTTAATTCGTTTACATAAGCATTTTGGCTTACTCTATTCATTATGAATTTCTTTCCAGTATAAGATAAATTACCTGTAACTGTATCAGTTGTAGTAAATACCTTATCTAAATAGACAAATCCTCCACCGCTTATATGTTCTCCTAAATCACATTCCACAGTTGCCACATTCTTATTTACATTCCTAATATTTTGATAAGTCATAAATACAACTAAATCTATTGCACCCAAAGGAGTACCACTAGGGCAAGATGAATACCAATTCTCTAAGAATGTACCATCTGAAGCACATAAAACACCTTTATTAGATGAATAGTTATAAGTTGTAGGATAGTTATTCCCATAGGGTTGCTCAAATACTTTTAAAGTAGATTGAATTGTATTATCAGCCACAAAGTTTGCCTCAATAAACTTTACTTCACTATCTCCTCTTTGTATAATAAAGTTTTGTACTAATGATGATTGACCTGATGCATCACATATTATCTTAAACTTTAAATATCCAAAAATTGCAACACTTGATACAATATATGGTGGAATGTCTCTAGTAAATGTTGTAGAATTTGCAGATGGGTCTATTGTAATATTTTGTAAAGTAGTTTGCCATTGTCCATTTGTATCTAAATATCTAAGTCCTCCTGATGTATTTAGTGTAATTTGCAATTTAGCACCTGTTGAAGTTGTATGTTCAAAACTTAATTTAAAAGGAACTTCGCCTATATAAGGAAGGAAATAATTAGGAGCAGCTAAATTACCATTCTCAATACTAGCTAATCCACTTGTATTTCTTACTAAAGAAACTGCATCAAATTGACCTGCCGTATCTGGTACTATTGTTGCAGTTGAATCTCCTGTTGCACCTAAAACAAACGCAGTTGC